AACTGCCTCCGGAGTTCCTGGAGGCGACGAAGACGCTCACCTTCCGCCCGGCCCGGCCGACGCCGGCGGCGGAGTTCAAGGTGGAGCGGATCGGCGGGACGCTGACGCCCGACCAGCTCGAGGCGGCATGGGCCGGGGTGAAGGCCCGGCGTGAGGACATGCTGGCCCGGATGCGGGGCGAGGCCGAGCCGATCCAGACGGAGTTGATCACGCCACCGCAGCGGCCGCGGATCATCGGCCTCACCGGCCCGGCCGGGTGCGGCAAGACATTCGTGGCCAGCGTGGTGCCCGATGCCGTGGTGATCGGTCTGGCCGACCCGATCTACGCCGCCCTCGCGTCGATCCTCGGCATCCCCGAGACCGTCCTGCGGCAGCGGGCCACGAAGGAGCGGCCGATCGAGTGGCTGGGCAAGTCGCCGCGGCAGCTGCTCCAGACTCTCGGCACTGACTGGGGGCGGACGCTCGTGGCCGAAGACCTCTGGCTGCGGATCGCCAGGCGGCGGATCGAGGAACTGGCCGCCGCCGGAGCGACAACCATCGTGATCGAGAACGTCCGCTTCGACAACGAGGCCGACATGGTCCGCATAGAGATGGGCGGCGAGGTCTGGCTGGTGGACCGCCGGCCGGCCACAGAGACCGCCCCGCACGTGAGCGAAGCCGGCCTGTCGCCGGGCATGATCGACCGCGTCATCGACAACACGGGCACGCCCGAGCAGACCCGCGCGAACGTCGCCGCGATTCTTGCGAGCGAGTGATCCACCACCCCCCGATGCCCAGGGGGCGGCACACCCCCGGCCATACCTGGACAGGCGTACAATGAAACGGAACCGAGGAGCGTGGCTGTGAGCGGAAGAATCGAGGAGTCGATGTTCCGCCGCACGGCCAACGGCCGGGAGGCGATGGCACCGGCCGGGGAGACGAGCCAGCACGTTCACTACGAGCCGCTCCGACGGGCCGGCATCGGGACGATCACGAGCAAGAAGGGCGGAACGGACAAGGACTTCTACTACTACCTCGCGCTCACGCTGGCAGGGGTAGGCGGTGATCCATCGAAGGCGATCGTGCCGTTTTGCACGCCCGCCATGGCCAAGGAACTGCACACAAAGGGACTGATCCAATGAGCATTGCCGACGCCCCTGTCGCCGTCGCCGAGAACCTCGACGGCGGCCTGCTCGCCAAAATCAAAGCGTTCGTCGAGACGGCCAAGTCGGCCGCCGCCGACGGCCTCACGTGGGCCGAGTTCGGCGACCTCATGCTCGCCCTGCTGCGGCTGGTGATCGCGGGCCTCGACGCCGCCCCCGGCCTGACCGGTGCCGCGAAAAAGGACCTCGCCTTGATGGCGGTCGCGAGCCTGTTCGACGCCGTGGCAGACAAGGCCGTGCCGCGCGTCGCCTACCCGATCTGGGTCCTCGCCCGGCCCGCCGTGCGGGCGCTCGTCCTGGCACTGGCGTCGGGGGCCGTGGAGCAAGTGCTGCCGCTCGTGAGGCGCTGAAATGCTCGACAACGTCCGGCTGCTCGTGGAGTGGGCTCCCCTGCTCGGCTACGCCAAGCGGCTGTCGGCGGCCGTGGATGACGGCGGCCGGGCCGACACGATCGCCGACGCGATCGAGTGGCTCGCATCGAAGACCGGCAACCGCATGGACGACGAGCTCGCCCGCCTCGTGGCGGCCGTGCTGCACACCCCGCAGGGCGCGGCCCTCGCGGGATGGATCGCCGACAAAGCCGCCGACATGGAGAAGACCCAGTGAACTACGTGACCCTGGCCCAGATCGTGATCGCCGTCGGCCTCGTCGGCTACGGCGTGGTCGTGGGTGTGCAGCAGCTCCGCGGCCGGCTTGGCCGGCGGACACGGACGCCGGTGGACGATCTCCGCCTGGTGATCGACCTCGCGGCCCGGCTCCGGGACACGGGGCACACCGACGCCGTGGCCGTGTGCGAGCAGCTCACCCACGAGCTGCTGAAGCCGGAGGCCAAGGCACCGTGAGGCCGCTCGCCTTCATCGCCGCTGGCGTGCTCCTGCTGACGCTGCCGCGCGTCGAGGGGTGCCGCGTGGACACGAGCGGGTCCGCGACGGCGGCCGTCTACGTCTATGAGAAGGACGATGGTGCCGTGCCCGCCTACGTGACCGTGGCGATCAACAAACTGAACCGCGAGCGGAAGGTGGTCGCCACGCTCCTCGAGGCCGACACGACCGACGGCGACGGCGACGTTCCGGAGCAGTATCGCTCCGCCCTGGATGCGGCCCGCAAAGCGGGGCTACCGGCGGTCGTCGCCCTCGCGGGCCGGACGGTGATCCGGGTGACGCCGCGGCCGGGGAGTGAGGCCGCGGTGATGGAGGCCGTGCCGTGATCGACATCCACCACGGCGACTGCCGCGAAGTGATGGCGACGCTCGACGCCGAGAGCGTTGACGCCATCGTGTGCGACCCGCCATACGGCCTGTCGTTCATGGGCAAGGGCTGGGATCACGGCGTGCCGGGCGTGGAGTTCTGGACCGAAGCTGTCCGCGTGGCGAAGCCAGGAGCCCACCTGCTCGCGTTCGGCGGGACTCGCACCTATCACCGGCTCGCCTGTGCCATCGAGGATGCGGGCTGGGAGATTCGGGATTGCGTGATGTGGGTGTACGGCAGCGGCTTCCCGAAGTCGCACGACGTGAGCAAGGCGATTGATAAGTGCAATGGCCAGCCCAGCAGGCTGCACAAGTTCACCGCATGGATGAGGGCCACGGGGCTTACTGCGCGGCAGCTTGATCAGATTACCGATACCAACATGGGCGGCCATTATTTGACAGCCGCCAGCCAGCCAGCAATCCCTACCGCTGCGCTGTGGGAGCTGATCCGTCCGTATTGCGGCGACGTGCCTGCATGGGTTGATGAGCTGGTGCAGCGGATCGAAGCCGAGCGCGAGGTCACCGGGGCGCACGTCGAATGGACCGACCGCACAAACTACGCGCTGACATCAAAGGATGGACTGCGCCGCGACATCCCCGCCACCCCCGAAGCTCAGCAGTGGTCCGGCTGGGGCACGGCCCTCAAGCCCGCCTGGGAGCCGATCATCGTGGCCCGCAAGCCGCTCGTCGGCACCGTCGCCGAGAACGTGCTGACGCATGGCACGGGGGCGATCAACGTGGATGGGTGCAGGGTGGGGACGGATGGTGCGCGGTCGAACGGCGGGAACGGCAAGCGGAGCACAGCAACCCTTGGCGACTATGGGCCGACGCCGCGAGTTGATTACGGGTGCGGCCGCTGGCCCGCGAACCTCATCCACGACGGCAGCGACGAGGTGGTGGGGCTGTTTCCGGTGACGAAGAGCGGAGGCGGCGACAAGCACAGCAAAACTCAACACGGGAACACCTTCAAAGGTATTGCGCCCATTTCGGGGTTGCGCAGCTACCAAGGCGACTCCGGCTCTGCCGCCCGCTTCTTCTACTGCGCCAAGGCGAGCAAGGCGGATCGCGGCGACGACAACAAGCACCCCACCGTGAAGCCTACCGCCCTCATGCGTTACCTCTGCCGCCTCGTTACGCCACCCGGCGGCGTGGTGCTCGACCCGTTCACGGGCAGCGGCTCCACGGGCAAGGCGGCGATCCTGGAGGGCTTCCGGTTCATCGGCATCGAGCGTGAGGCGGAATACGTCGAGATTGCCAAGGCGAGGATAGCAGCGGCGGTCCAGAAAGCGGAGGCCGTCGCATGATCGACCCGAAGCTGATCGACGTCTTCCCGTCCGAGCACGACGGCTACCCGGCGAGCCTCGCGATCGAGGACACGCCCGACGCCCTCCGCGACGCCTGCGGCGACGCCTCGCGCGAGTTCCCCAAGGCCCTGTGGATCGAGCCGCGCGACTGGATCGCGAAGGCCCGCGAAAACGACGCGGCCGGGGCGTGGGGCATCAACTTCATCGACCGGTTTACGAACCAGAATCCGACCCACGAATGCACCTGTCACAGTCTGCGGGCCAACGTCGAGGCCGCCCGCAACCGTGCGCGGGGCGTGAACTACGGCGGGCCGAAGAAGGACTTCAGATACCCCGAGTCGCGCGACTTCGGCTCCGTCTGGCTGTCGCCGCTGTCCGTCTACGCGGAGGCCAACCCGCGGCAGTGGGGAGGCGCCAACGTCCGCCGCGTCCTGGAGATCGCCGTCCGACGCGGGATCATGCCCGAGACGGTGCAGCCCTACGACTACCAGTTCCGCCATGCCCTCCACGGCACGACCGGCCGGGGCGGATTCAACCAGTCGCGCGGCCCGTGGACGCCGCTCTCGCGGTTCCCGGATGGGTGGGAGGAGACGGCCAAGTGGTTCCGGCCGCTCGAGGTGATCTTCCCCGAGTCCTACGAGCAGGCCGTGTGCCTCGTGCTCCACGGCATGGTCGTGAGCGTGGGCCGCAACGGGCACGCGGTGCCGTGGGCGCGGTGGATGCCCGACCAGCGGCTCATGGCCTACCC